AAGGGAACTACTTTCCCTTTTGAACCCTCCTTATTTTTTGAACCCTTATTACCCCGCATAAATAAAGGGAACTACGTTCCCTTTTGAACCCTCCTTATTTTTTGAACCCTCATTACCCCGCATAAATAAAGGGAACTACTTTCCCTTTTGAACCCTCCTTATTTTTTGAACCCTTATTACCCCGCATAAATAAAGGGAACTACGTTCCCTTTTGAACCCTCCTTATTTTTTGAACCCTCATTACCCCGCATAAATTAATGGATAAGGGTTTTTTATTTCAAATTGAAATCTACTTTAAAAACGGCGATTTACACTGTAAAATTTAAATCTACTTTAAAAAACGGCGATTTACGCTGTAAAATTGAAATGTTTTTTATGAATTTTGTAAAAATGCATAAACAAACCCCAAAAACCCAATTTGATTACGAAGAATGAATACGAATGAGCAAACAGGAACAGTCTGGAAGTGTGCTGAATACTACCAATCGAAAGAACACAAGCAGATGCAGGCAGAACACGCAATCCGTATGGAAAAAAGAATGTTAGTTGAACGTCTGAATAAGTCCATGGGGACCCAAACAGAGGCTTTGCCCAAACCATGCTACAAGGAACTAACGAAGCAACCCTTCCTCGCGCGGATAACCGCACAACTGGAGAAAAACGACCATGACAACTACTGTTCGGACGACGACTGTGAATACACCAAAACTGTTGTCAAGACAAACATAATCGTTCCAGAAAAGTATGTGGGACAACCTGTCGGTAAAATAATGGATATAAAATGCTACAAATGGGCGAACCACCTGCCGGTGCCCGAAGTGACTGTCAACGGGTCTGGATATTGCAAGTTTCATAAACCCAAAAGAGGCGTGGGCCAGCACAAATACAGATACACAATTAAAAAAGTGGAAATCGTAGAGAACAAGAAATATGTAAAAAATTATCACTACGAAGCAAAAACAGTAACCGTGGGACAGATGATGAAGGCGTTGAGCATGTTGCCACCCGATGCCAAACTGGTTATGACGGAAGAAGGGTTCTATTCCCAGTCTGATTTTGCCGAGGTGATGCTACCAGAACCGTATATGGTTAAAGAGTGTGATGAAAGGACTAATAATTATGGATTGCCACCCGGAACCAAAGTGTACCGCATCGGACACAGTAGCCAAAGATACTAAACAAAATAAAAAGGGCGACTTAACCATAGGTTCCCTTAAAATTGAATTTTTTTATGCTTTTTTATAAAAAGCATAACAAACAGACATAAACAATTAATAAACCAAAATGAACAACATTGATCTTATTTCAAAGGTAATCAATCTTTACCTTATTATATTCATCATTCTTGAATATGTGTTCAAGACTGACAAAAAGGCCGATGCAATAGCCGAAGCGCAGACACAGACCGAAGAAGAAGAAGAAGTTAAAGAAAACGATGTCAAAGAAAACGATGTCAACGAGTTGTACACCATAGAAGTTAAAGAAAACGATGTTAAAGAAAACGATGTCAAAGAAAACGATGTCAACGAGTTGTACACCATAGAAGTTAAAGAAAACGATGTCAACGAGTGGTACATCATAGAAGACGGAAAATGCCGATACAAGGGCGAGTGGAAGAACGGACTGCCAACTGGCAAAGGAATCAAGCATTTCTACAAAACTGATTCAGTTATTGAAGGCAATTTTGTAGACGGATTTGCGGATGGTTTCTGCAAACAGACTTTCGAACAAACATGGGAAAAAACGGTACCATATTACGAAGGCGAATTTAAGAGAAATACCTATAATGGAAAGGGCGAGTATCACTATGGCGATGGCGACTATTACAAGGGCGAGTGGAAAGATGGGTTATATCACGGCCAAGGCGTCGAGTATTCCGAGTCTACAAATAGAAGTTGGTCTGGAGAATATTATAAAGACAAAAAGATTGAAGGCGAATGGTATCGCGGTCATTTGAAGAGCCCAATTTCAAAATAGAATCAATCAAATATTACGAAGTGTTAAGGAAATAAAAAAAAGAATAACACCTCTTTTTTATTTTTTGGAACGCCGTTGGGTTGTTTTGCCACTTTTGTTATTACGTTTTGTTTTACGCCCTGTTGTTTTACGCCCTGTTGTTTTACGCCCTGTTGTTTTACCGCCGGCTTCAAAATTTGGCCGTTCCATTACCTGACTAAAAGAACACAAATTACTGTGGGTATCTGTACAATCAAATCCAAGTTTTTCATAAAAAGGTTTACTTGATGGTGTGTAGTTTAATTCAATTTTTGCATCATCCAAAATATAACCATTATCAATGCCGACATAAAATATATCTATTATTTTGTTCATTAATTTTGTTCCATATTTAGGTTCCTTGCTGCAAAATGTTAATATACGAATTTTTACTATTTTATATTGTTCTTCGTCTTCTTCGTCTTCTTCGTCTTCTTCATAATCTTTTTCAAAATCCAAAGTAACTGTTGCTGCGGCTTTAACATCATTTTTATTTTCAATATATAACACCATACTACCATTTGCTTGCATTTCTAAATTTTGGGTTAATGCGTGTTGTTCCTTACATATACCATTTAATTCTCCGACAATCAATTTTTCTTTTGACATACTATTTTCCAGCATGTCGCGAATGAATGATTCTTTTATTTCCGCATCTTCTGGAAAATTTTGTTTATCTATATAATTATCGGGAATTTGAAAACAATAATTATCGGGTTCTGGAAAAAAATTAAATGCGTGATTAAACTGGATTCTAGGGGTTTTGCGATTTGTTCTGGTTAAATTTGACTGTTTAATTATTTTTTTTTTATTAGAAGGTGTTGTTCGATTTCCATATTTGATTCTTCCCATTCTCTATACAAATACATTATAAAATTTTACTGATTTAACAAAATCTTTTTTGGTCGATTAAAATCTTTTTTGGTCGATTAAAATCTTTTCCAACTCATCAAAATTTTTGAGCGTCATATTGTGGCAGCTTATCATTGTCCGAATGTCCACCGATTTTGCACAACATGCCGATCCATTGCGATAATATCCCATATAATTGCAATCGAAAAACCGATTGTGCACATTCAAGAACATTATGCCCCGTCTTTTCAAAAAATAACAGAGAGACAAATCACATGAAGCAATATATGTATTGTAATTGTTCTCTGCACACAACCACATCCATTCTTCTTGCATTGTGTGTAATTCTGGATAAATAATATCCATGGTTGCTTTCGTCAATATAATACCGGGACCTCCTGCAAAAAAATGAACCGATAAATCGCATATTTGACGATTGTCGCCGTGTCCACCAATGACCAATGGTTTGTCTGGACTAATCTGCGGATCATCATTTATAATTTTTTCTAAATTGTCCATCAAAACATACGTGTCTGTTCCACAAATATAGACATAGTTGAAATTGTAATTTTCGTAGATGTATTTTAACCCGCCATATTGTTTGTACGATGCAGAGAGATAATCATTTTCTACATTTTCTAAATGGACGTATTCGTCGCCGGTAAAGGGACCCTCTTCGCCCAGGAAAAATAGGAGATGGTTTTTTGCTTTGTCTGACTGCGTCGCCTTATCGGTCGGCCCCGAAGGGGCCTTATCTAACTGCGTCGCCTTATCTAACTGCGTCGCCTTATCTAACTGCGTCGCCTTACCTGTCGGCGACTGCGTCGCCTTACCCCACGTTTCTTTGACTTTCATGATTTCTTTCTTATACTGTTCAATCGTATCACATCCAAAAATGCAAAAAATAATGTTATAAAATGGTTTGGACATTATATCTTGAGAGAACCTTTTTGTTCCCTTTATTTATACGCAAAACAATATAATAACAAATATCATACTAAAGTATAAACATGCTATTCGCAGGAATCCTTTTATTATCATTATTCTCACTCGCCCATTCTTACACGGAAGAGGCACTTCTCGACCAAGTGCTACAAATGCCCGGACTCTCTTATGAGCCCGCGTTCAATCAGTTCAGTGGGTATATCCAGCTCGCTGGAACCGAAAAACACATTCATTACTGGCTGGTTGAGGCGGAAATCCCCAATGCACCCCTCGTTTTCTGGACCAACGGCGGTCCCGGTTGTTCCGGTCTAATCGGGTTCATGACCGAGCAGGGTCCATTCCGACCCGACGAATCCGGAAACATTTTCCCCAATGAATACGCCTGGAACAAGATTGCCAACATGGTTTTCTTAGAACAGCCAGTGGGTGTGGGGTTCTCCTATTCAGACAACAAGGACGACTACCACATTGGCGATGACCAGGCAGCCAAAGACAATTTAGCGACTATTCGCGGGTTTCTTACCAAATTTCCTGAATTTGCGAATTCTCCGCTCTACATTACTTCCGAATCCTACGGCGGTCATTATATGCCCACTTTGGCGGATGCGATTATCAACTACAATGATGCAACCGAGTCAAACAAGTTGAATTTCATGGGTTTCGCCGTAGGCAATCCTTATACTGACTATTATTCGGGTGTGGGCGCAGAGATGGAGACCTATTGGGGCAAACAACTTCTGCCCAAACCTTTGTGGGACAGATACGTGGCCAATGGGTGCTTATCCGTGGAGCAACAGCTCAACAATTCGGTTTGCACGTATATGGCAGTGGATTTTATGAAGAAAATTGGAAATTTGAACCCCTATGCGCTCGATTACCCGGTTTGTTTGTCGTCGCAACAAAGAGCGATGCGTGCCTTTATTTATGGCGGAGAAAGCTCATATGGCGGAGTAAACTCATACGGTTCTGCGTATGAACCCTGCGAGGACGATTTCTCCGCCAATTACTTGAACGACCCCGCGGTCAAAAAGGCGATACACGCAAAAGACGACATTGAGTGGGTCGAGTGTTCACGCACCACCAAGTACCAAATGGCGGATAAGATGTTGCCGATGGAGAAGTATTACCGAACGATTCTGAACTCCAAGACACACCCGAACCTGCGCATTCTGGTTTATTCTGGCGACGATGACAGTGTTTGCGGCACGGTCGGAACCCAGCGATGGATTTACGATCTGGGTTTTTCAGTGGATAGTTTGTGGAGCACATGGAGTGTGGATGGACAGACTGCCGGATACATAACGACGTTCAATACGCCATTCAGCAAAGAATCCAGGTTTGCATTTATGACAGTGCATGGGGCGGGGCACGAAGTGCCCACTTACAAACCCAAAGAGGCACTAGAGCTGTTCCAAAGGTATTTGGAGAATAACATCTAATTTGTAAAACAAATGTTTTTTGTTTTGTTTTACAAACGATTTACAACTTTTTAACTTAGTTATACAATGATTTTTTACTACCATTTCATCCACCTTTATTTTTTAAGCGAATTTGAAATTCTTTTTTACATTTTTTACATTATGCCCTATGAGAAAGAATTGATTCTGAATTTAATAAGCC